AATACGGTCTCCAACTTCGCCTTTAGTTCGTCATAAGACTTGAACCAGTTCGCGTCGTGTGCGTTAGGGTAGTTAGGAACTACAAACTCGTTCAGGTCATACAGAGAATTGTACACCGCTTCGAGTTGTGTTTCGTCACCGTTCAAAAACTGAGATGTGCTTTTGAAGTCAGACTTATCATAGTTGCGATAACCCGCGACGTTGCGGATCTTCAACTCGAAGTCTGCGCCACCCCAGAAATCAAATGGGTTTACCGGAGTCTCGCCAGGAAATTCAGGTTGCATCTGATCCATAATTTTATCAAAGATTTTCTTGCCGAACTCATAGATGAACGTCTTACCGTTGTTCGCTGGGTTCGCGGGATCGTTGATCACTTGGATGTTAGTGACGTAGTGTAGACGACGCTTCTGTCGACGTGCAGTCTCTTTGTCTTCTTCGATGCCTGAGTTCCACAGACGGGAGTTCAACTCGCCGACTGGATCATTCTGACCAAGTGTGGTAAGTGATCGTTCGATGTACCACTGTCCGGTTGGACCCTTGAACGCGTGATCCCAGTAACGTACCCACGGAAGATCTTGACCTTCGGTAGCAGGAAGAAAACGAATGACAGCGTAGCCGTTGCCCTGTTCATCAACAGTTGGCTTCCACTTGCGATCGTCTTGGTATTTGTTGGTGTTTGTTGTCTGACCTGACGCTTCGGTCGCGGCAGTGACAAGTTTGGAGATGTCCATAGATCTGGACTTTAGATTTGCAAAAGACATAATATGTACCTTGTATTAACTAAAATATAAACTTAAGTATGAATTGCCTCTAGGGCTCTTCTATTTATACGTCTAGTGTGTTCTGCTTGGGTAAGAAATGTAACTGTCTCGCCTCGGCCTCAAGATGCTCAACTATAGTCGGAGATAGGTACTTCTTGATATCTTCCAACTCTAGTCCGTTCTCTTCACACAGATGTACTATAGCGTCCATATAGGACTGTTTGTTTCTATATACGAAACTCTCGATCATTGCCGAGAAAGATTTTTTGGTTAGGAACTTCTCTTCAGTTTGTTCATCCATCGAGTACCTCAACTTGCGTGACGTTTTCCACACGGAAAGAGCGCCATGCTTGCTTATCGATAGCGAACGCACGTACCACTGAGTTGTTCACAGCCAATGCAGCCGCAGTCTCACCCTGTTCACGCGTAGGTAATAACTCAGGTAACAGAGTGCAAGGCATAACGCGCTCTTCTCCATTCACCTTCGTAAACGTGACTTGTAGGATGTTAGACTTTAACTGTTCAACGATGTTATCGTATGACATTGTTGCCTCCTTAGAATCGTTCGAACTCATCATCCTCTCCGCCTTCTTCACCAGTATCTGCATGAACGGCTTCGAGAAACTCTTCACTCTGGTCAAGAACTGCAATCGTGTGTTCGAACGCTTCAAGGGTTGCGATCACATTTTGACGTTTCTCATCTTCTTCGGGTAGTTCTGCGAACTCCTTAATGAAGGTGTCTAGAGTGTCTAGATACGCAATACGCATATACTCACGTGTAATGAGTTCTACATCATTGCGAGGGTATTGACCTAAGTCAATAAGGTTTTCAGGTAGGGACATTAATTCCACTCCTCGTACTGGTTTGCTTCATATACTTCAGAGTAATGAGTATTGACAAACTTGGTCTCATCACCCCAACGTACATCCGACTTATAGTCTTGACGATCAAGACGTTCTACTTCATCAGCGAGACGCTTGTTTGCCGCACTGATTTTGCCACGCTTCTGAATCTTAAGTGCAGCTGCACGAATCATTGCGTAACGTTCTTCTTTCGAAATTGACATCTATTATACTCCAAAAAACTCTTGTTGTCAAGAGTGTTCATTGTTAGGATAGAGACTATCTTCAGGATAGCCTCGTTTCTTAACCTCTTTCTTACGATCAATGTGGGTGGATGGCCGATTGAACTTCGGCGAGTGTTTCGCCACCGGATTCGACCGACGCGTAGATTTCTTCTTCATACTGATACGCCTCATGTTCCCAAGGATGATCTTCATAAGGAAGATTTACGTACTCGACCCCATCAAATATATGCTTGTATGCAATCAATCCGTTTTCGTCGAGAGTAAGACCTATATGAATGAGTCTCCCTGTCAAAATTTGAACCGCATGAACTAACTCATGCGCAATATTAATTTTCAAAGATCCATCATCTTGATCTTCGGTTGAGAATCTAATGTCAACCCGATCTTCATCACCATCTGTCTCACCCGAAAAATTGCCGATCATATGATCTTCGAACACAACCTTTACATAACCCCCCAGACGATTAATTCCGATTGACTCCGCACAACGAAAGACATAATCAGAAATCTCAAAACTAGGGGCGTTTTCTACAATAATATTTTCGGCAACCATACCTATTCCTTAATGAATCGTTACTTCGGGGATGACTTCATCAAACGCTTCGAGAAGGTCAATCTCATCTTGGATCGCCTCTCGAATCTCGACTTCACTCATACCAATAGCTTCCATACTAGAAACCGCCATCTCAGGTGAGATCATATCATCAATCACTGAATCAAAAAGATCCCGAAGATACTCTCCCACTTCACCACGCGCATACCATTCTGTCATTGCTTTGACTCCACTAACCTATTATCACGAAACTCGAACCCCTCGGGGGCACTTAACTTACCAAGCAACCACCAGTCTTCTGCCTTCATAGTAGGCACAAACTGACCGTGTTCATCTTGGAACTGCTTACCCATCTTATTATACTCATTCAAGTAATTGACGGCGTCTAACACGACTTCGAACTCTCGAACATCAAGATGGTTATTTAACTTAGGCTTTGCTGTAAACATTACTTCTCTCCTTTCATTTCGTGGCGGTACTCTCTCCGCAACCACCACTTATACATTCTAAAATACTCTCGCGAGTTATACATTGGGTTCCGACCTGTGAGACTCTCGATCTCTTCGCAGTGTTGGAACCACTTCTCAGCACACCAGTGACGAAAGTTCATTACGCGTACCAACTGCGGTAGAACTCTTTGCCTTCTTCGGCAGGACTTGCACTTCGTACATCGTCAATGTTGATGTACTTACCAGTGATTCGCTTCTTGAACTCACCACCGATGAACTCGTTCTTGACGGGGACAACTCGGTCACTCATGAAACCTTCAGAGCCCTCAACAGAGGCAACCGCGATCTCACGCAGAGTGACAGTCGCACCCTTCTTGTCGACAACTTGGTAGGCATCAATGTTGGTCTGTTCCCAACCCCAAGACGCGACGTAGATGTCACCCTCTTTGACACCCTCAAGGGCGGCAGCCTTAGCGGCGGCACGAGCGATCTTACGCTCTTCCTTCCACTGGTCGGCACGTTCGAGACCCGCAAGGAACTCTTCGACATGTTCGATCATGCGAGCAACACTACCGTATCGGTAAGCGAACTCAGTCTTGTAACCCAAACGGGCACGTTTAGTAGGACGCTTACAAACTGCAGTGATCTTGGCTTCGTCGATCTCCAACTCAAGACCACGCGCTTCGTACTTCTCAATCAATGTTTTCATAATCAACTCTCTCAACTCAATTTACACAGGTATTATATCAAATTCTGGAAGATTGTCAACACTTTTTTGAAACTTTTTTATGTTAATTTTTCACAATAAATGGGTTGGATCTTTCGTTCAACAATCTCCATCGCACAGTCATTACTCGCAAAGACATTCCATGTTCCATCGTATTGACTGGCGATAGTAATCTCAAAGTCTTCTCCGTAGATGTCGTACGCTTCGAACTTGAACTCGTAGAAGATGTTAGGCTCTCCTAGAACCTCAACCAACTTTTCATAGGACACATCAATGTATCCTTGCAAACAACTCATAACAACCTCTTAGTAAGGAGTGAGGGGGAGAAACAGTGAACAAAGTTCCTATTCTGACTCCAGATGTCTCAGAGAGACAAACAGTGAACCCGAAGGCTCCTAGTCGAGAGACCAGATCTCCCCAACTCACAATACATATTATACTTGATTTGAAAATAAAGTCAAGTACTTTTTTAGATTATTTTGGAATAACCATATTATTTAATGGAGCGCGTTGCGCAGCTCGCAACCACGACTCTGGGTCTTTCGGTTTCGACGGAGACACTCGCAACCCCTGTTCCTTGAAGTTCGCCTTCAGGATCGCGGCGGTCTCACGACCAAGGAACCTCGACACCAACTTCAGTAAAGTCTGCCGAAAGGTCACATGGTGGTGACTGTGTCCCGCACTGTGCGCCAGTTCGTGTAGGACGATGTACTTGTTAAAGTCAAACGCAGGCGAGATCTCGATCCATGACCCGTGCGACCTGCCCATGTAGGCGGCTCGACTTCCCATGTTACGCGATTGGACGACCCGCACCTTTCCGTGGTATCGGGAGACCTTCTCCCATGTCTTGGATGCAGTTACTTGTTTTACAAACTTCTCCACATCCCTGAACTCGTTGAGCGGACCGATCAACTCAGGGTGTTCATTTTCGAGCTTCCACTCTGCGTTGTAGGTCTTAGTCTTTTCGCTGTCGCGTTTTGGTAGAACCGTCTTGCGACGGTAATAGTCGGAATACCGTTGGGCTTGAGAGGCAGTCAACCCCGCATCAATTGCTCTTCGGTATGCCGCTCTCACTTCTTCTTCCTTACCCGCTTCTTGGCAGGAGCCTTCTTCTTGGGTGCTGTCCATTTCTTTGCGAGGAACTCCTCAACTGATAACCCACACTCACGAAGGGTCTTGTGGAATCTTTTCACATCGGTCATCTCCCATGAGTTGTCGATGAATGAACCGAAGTGATTTAAAACTTTTTCTCCAAGCTGTGCGTTTTCTTCAGTCTCTTTGTCGAAGATATAACGCACCTTCTTAGTGAAGTTCAACTTGATGACTTTAGACATAGGTCTCCTTACGCAATTCCGTGAATGATGCCGATTCGTTTCTGTTTGTTGACGACAACCGTCACAGTTGAACCGACAGCCCGTTCGGGTTCACCGACCACATCAAGGTAGGTCAGTTCCTCGAACACTCGCTTACCGTACTTGGTGAACTCGACCAAGTAGGTTCTCCAAATGGTTCTTGGCATTTTAAACATTACGCACACTCCTCTACAATTGGTTTCGCGATCAGGTAGACACCCATCGCACTAGGGACATCGCAGAAGGCGTACTCACTAGTGAGCAGACGCCACTTCGCGTAGTAACTGACCTTCTCTACGAACTCTTCGGTCTCAGGGAAGTGGACTGCAACCTGTTCACCACGATCATCAATGACCTCACCAAGTCGAGACTCGTAACCCTCAAAAACAACTTCAACCGAACGACCTTTCAAATTTTCCATAACTCTCTCCACTCACTCAACACAGACATTATCTCACATGTTTAGAAAATATGCAAGAGTTATTTTTGGTAATAAGTCACAAAGTGTAAAAATAGGGGATCGGTCCACTTACCTGTCAGTCGGAATCTTCGAAAGACCGATTCCCCTCTTAAACTATTGATCAACGAATCCAGATCCGTCACACATGTAACAATCTTCGTCCGCATAATCGTCGTAACCTATTCCCCCACACTCTGGGCACGTTTCATCCAGATCCTCATCGGAGTAGTCGAACATGTCTTCGGTGTTCTCCATCGTCATCAGCTGAGGATTGTAGGTCACCATCTTGGTGGTCATCTCCACGATACGATCGATCGCGTGATGGAAGAAATCACCGTCGTAGTTGCCTTCATAGAGACGACCAGTCGTATAGGGTAGGACGTACTCGAACAACTCCTTGTCGATCGCACCCTTCTCACGTAGGAACTTCAGGGCACCAGACGTGTTGTTGCCCATACCGTTATTGTAGAAGTCGTAACGCAGACGACCCGCTGCACGGACCATTTCACCCGCAACTGTCGCGGCGTTACCTTCGCGAGGAACCAACTCCTCCCAGATTCGTTCAAACGTAGCACTCATCGTGTTCTCCCCTTTAGTAGAGCATGAATTGCTTTTGCTTCCTTACCTTTGATGCGACGATCCTTGTCAATCTGCTTCTGAACTGCTTCCTTGTTATACTTCATTCTACCACAACCTCCACACGGTTATCAAAATCACGACCAGCCATCTGAAAGGGGACATACATGATGCGACCCACACGTTGCATATCGTGCTCTACAGAACCCGTTACAGAGTCCTTGACGAAGATGGTGTAACCGTCACACATGTAGACCTTGCGAGGAGCAGTGTAGTGGGGTTTCGCCCAAATCGCACCCTTCTCAAGTACCTCACCAACTAGGTAGGAATCGGGACGATCTGACATCGGTTCAAAATCGTATGCGCGGATCATGTCTCCGACGTTCGCAGTGTTTTCAAATTTCAACATAATAAATCCTTAGTAGATGTAGGGTTCAACTGGGTGGCCAGCAGAGAGTTGTATCGCGGCGTAGACGAACATCCAGAGGATGGCGTTACCGAAGATCACTTCAGCGACTCGTTGGGGACTTGCGGGTTTCAACTTGATCATCTTAAACCACCTCTTCCCAACGGACGATGAAGTCTTGAAGGAACTCGACCTGTTCAGGTTCGAGACCACCGACAACCAACAGTTCGTCAGCACTCATCAAGGGTAACTGGTTCTCCGCACAGAAAGCGCGGAACTCATCAATCAAAATATCTACATTCATATCAAATCTCTCTCATCACGTTACAAATACATTATATCAAATCTGAGAAAGAAGTCAACACTTTTTTAAAACTTTTTTATGGTAATTTTTCACAAATATTGTACATCTGATATCCGCACAACTGAGTCTCGTTTCTTCGATACCCAAACCGACCCAGTTGATCGATCCACTTGTGATGCGCATTGTATCGACACAGGTACAGTTTGTGATGATACGACATAAACGGCACTAGTCCGTTGTTCCCAGACAAGAACTGTATCGTACCTTCAGTGACGCCAGGCCACTCTGAGTTCATCCAGTCATCAACAATAACAACACCGTCTCTTGCGAGTACTTCTTTCGCCAGCCGAAGATCACTCATTACATGAGGACTATGGTGTCCAGCATCGATTGATATGACCTTAAACTTATTGTCGCCAAAGTGATCACGACGCAACACCATCGTGTCTTCGGTGATGATCTGTACATTGAATCCATTCCACCGCGTGTCATAGGTTTCTACATTGGTACGGAACTTACGAATCTGATCCGAAATGTTTCCACCAGAATGACTCACGTTGTACTCTTGAAGGTCTGTGAAAACATCGACAGCATACGACTCACCTTGTTCTACTGTCATGTTCATAGCAATGAACAACTTACCTAGGTGTACACCCAGCTCCAGCACGCCGCCATATCGATTGAAGTCTCGTTGCGAGATCCAATCTAAAATCTGCAGATCGCCTTTCCACAACCAACCATCTACAGTCTCGATGATATTTGCGTATTCCCTTAGATGACTATTCTGAATCTGATAGTCTTCGAAGAACTTTAATCGTGTGTCATTGATCGCCCCACTCTGATTGCGAGGATTTTTTGCTAGTATCATTATCTTCTCATAGACGCAAGGTCTTTCATCTGTTGTTCATCGATCACCGGAATAGCGTTCGACTTGTGCATTGTACCGATTCCCTTGACTAGGGTGCCGGTGTAAGACAACTGATCAGGCTTGGCAGTTGCACACCCGCCGCTATCAGCAGAAGGGTAATAAACGTCATCACCACGATAATTAAATGTGTCCCTAAGTGGTTTAAACTCCACTGGTTTGCTTTTCTTAGTAGTCCATGCATTGTATGTTTTTCTCCTTCCCGATGGGGTGTGTCTCATTGAACCATGAATCATAACTCTTGCTCCATTCTACGCAATATCTGTTGCATCGCACCCAACTCAGCAGTTAAAAAATGAAACTTGGTGTTGGGTTCGGTGTTGTCGATGGGCAGTTTACGAATCTGATCCATCTTTTCGTTGATCTCTTCTTTAACAATCTTAAGCACTAGTTCTTTCATTCTTTACCTCAAACCATGATGGTACTGGACGATTAGTCCATGTCATACTAAACCGATCTTGCTTGGTCTGATAGAATGCGCGGTACGACTCGACTGGACACTCTAGCATACACTCAGGGTTAGAACCCATAGCAAGCTTAAACTGTGTACGCTCGACGCGTGGTATACGCACCGGCGGAGTCATAAGTATACTACGTAGAAGGGTGTCTGTCAAGTGTCGTTTACCATAACGATACATATATTCATCACAGAGAGCAACGAAGTGCTTGTAGTGCCAGATATAGTTGCAAACCGACTCCATCGTCCAGACGGTGCATGGGTGATGATGGTGGACAGCCTTGTAAAGGACATTGTCTAGTTCGGGATGATCATAATATTTGATCATGGTCTTGCCAGACTTGGATGGTTTACGGTATACTTGACCGTCAAGCATACGATGCGCAGTTGATAACATCTGTGCTGACTCGACAATCATTTTGACTACATGTTTGTCACACTGCTCTTGTGCTGCTAACACAGGATCTTTGTTAAGTACAAAAATATTCATATATTATTCTCCCCATTCAGTTAGAATATTATAACCGATTATTTCATAGTTGTCAACACTAGATGTATAAATAAATGCATGACTAACGAATTATTTGATTTTGGATTCACTGCAGTAGATGAAACGGAGCTAGAAGCGTTTCAACAACTGGAGTCCGTTGTCTCTGAGGCAGACGATGTGCAAACACGTCTGGATAATCTGTACAACGCGATACAACCACTCTTGACGAACCTCAAGAAGAATCCTGAGAAGGAATACATCTTGTGGCCTAATCGTCTTGATAAGATCGAAGAGTTCGAGTCATACATACAAAACATCTATAAGGGACCCTAACCAATGTTTTATAGCACAAAAGACGAATCAATACTGCGCGATGGCGCAACTCTCTCCAATCTGTCCGGTAGGATTAAACACCTTCTTGTGACAGAAATCAACAGTGTTCTTAAGCAATCTACTACAGATAAAGGTAAGTACCTACGTTACAAGAACCACGAGATTAACATTGTCGAAGAAGCATTTTCTCGCGCTCCAATGTTTTGCAACGCTATTGCATCTCGCGGATACAAGAACGTTCTATTCGTAGGTCACTACAATGATCATCAAACACACTGGATGTTAGATAAGTTCACCGGAAGAATGATTGATGTTCTTCCACCAGAACGAGATCACATGCAGTATTTCCCAGACCTGAATATCGTGTCTCAGTTTATTCCAGTTACACTAAACACGATGGGATATGATATGTCATTCACAGTCGCTCGTCCACCAGAAGCAAAGCATAAAGGTGTTATGACTTCTGTGTATGAGTTTGCAGGTCTTGTTAATCATTCCCTACCTTGTTCTCAACAATACAAGCACGGTCAAACATCATGGTCACTAACAGGTGATCACGAGAAGTTTGATGCGGTTGTGTTCCTTGGCGTACCTATGGTAGACCAAGGCGTAGGATTTGAAGAAGATCAGGTACGTGAAATTTTTGCACCGATGTGCACAGAAGATTTTGAGATGGTAGACATCTATTACGGATTACCATCTCCAGTGAAGTGGTTTAACGGAGAAGAAAAAGACATCACAACTATGGTTGATGTTGCGTTCTCTGTTCGTTCGGGATGGGATCATGATGTTAAGACCGGCGGTGGCCGACCAGAAGAATATGAGATCATGAAAAAGATGATCAAAGTATTCTAGGAACTTACCCGACAGTAAGAAACACAAAGGGGGCTTACGCCCCCTTTTTTATATCCAGTATAAGAACATGCCCGCAATGGCACACCAGATAAGAACGTTGGGTCTGTCTTCCCAAACGTGAGCGAAATCTTCGCCCGTGTATTTAATGAAATCTAGTATGTATTTTACTTGTCGTTCCATATGCGTGTCCCCACTTCGACTTTCGCATTTTCTGGTAATTTGAATTTAATATCAGAATGCGTGTGGTGTATTACAAACTGTGTGTTTTTGAACTCTTGGAAGAACTTGGACCAGATAGGTCTCCAGTTGCTAGACATACGATGCACATTCAATGGACTACGATCACTGGTTAAGAATGTGTCGGTGTAACTGTTCAGGTTCATATCGAACATCGCATCGAACCCGTACATATGTACCTCATCAGCTTTCATGATACGACACGCATAGTCGGTTGCCATATGACCACAAGAGTAGTTGGTCGCGGCATCTGATAGAGAATGTCCTGGCAGTTGTGCGTACGGTGGAACAAAGACGTGAAACCCCTTGATGTTCACAGAGTACTTAAGATAAAATGCAGGGGTCTGTTCCATCCACTTACGCGGACGTGTGCCCAGTACCCAATCATACTGATCTAGCTTTACCCGACCTTCGTGTAATGCCTTCATCATCTTAAAGTCTACCATGCAGGATGCGAACACCTCTTCAGGCGGTAGGTTAATAGGTGGCATGTTGCACACTAAAAGCAACCCGTCTGTTCCTCTGGTAAAAATACGGGCACTTTCTCCGTTGCCCAATACATTAACTCTTTTCATTTCGGTTCTCTGTGGTATGTTCCATATACGCAGTGCGCAAGTTCGTGACCCCATGTGGTCATATGTTCATCGGCCTCGCCTTCAGGTACAATGACATAGATCTCGCAACGAGACATCTCTCCAGTTGTTTTAGAAAGAAACCAACGCGAGTATCCTATTGCAGATTCGTCGTGAGTCTTGATGTCTTTGACTGCCTTATCAAATTCTCTCTGAGTCTGAAACGTATGTACGGTTATAGGAAATTGGATTCCACTATAGTCTTGCGTACCAGAAATCTTTTCGCTTTCTTTAGATGGTTCGCAGGAAACTAAGAACAGTGCAAGCAGCGCGATTATTGCTATTTTAAATTTCATATCTTTCTGCGTGTCCTTTTTCGGTCAATAAAGTATTTAGATTTATATTACCTTCTAGAAAGATTTCGCCAAGAATACGGCCGTACTTACCCTCTTTGTATGTGATAAGAGTAACTTTTGAATCTACGGGTGCCATCTCGTTAACAAATGCTTTTGCTGCAAGTCCTTTACTTTTTTCTTCAAGGTCTCGTGTGCGAGACTCGTAAGCATCAATGCCATATAGACGAATCCGCTGATTGTGAAAAATGATACCAAAGCCAAGGTCAATATCAACATCGACGGTATCACCATCAACCCATCTACGTATTGTTGCTTCATACTTGTACATTTCTTTACTGAGATGGAATTCTCTGGGCGACACCTAACACGTCCTCATACTCTGCTACTTGTTTGAGTTCGTGCTCTAGTGCTTCCATAACATCTGAGTGTTCGCCGATACCCGATGGGTTCGTCAGATACACTTCTACATTCGCTTTGTGATAAGCGATCTTACCTTCAAGATGAGCAATAACTCCCTCGATCATTCTTGTTCGTAAATCCATAATCATCCTTGTGACCTTGCTTTTTCAATTGCGCGAGAACCAAACCAGAACGAAATGATGGCTGCAAATATTGCCTTTGTGTCATCATCCCACAGAATGTTTAGTGCCTGTGTCAATGACATTCCGTTGGTCACCGCTTCCTGTAATAAAGTAATCTCAATCGCAGCGAACAGTATGAAAAATGCATACGTGATCACTGGTCGTACCGACTTCTGCAGTGCGGACATAAACCCTGTTCCCTGAGAAATCGCTGTGTCGTGTTCTAAGAGCGCCTTCTGTTCTTCGTGAAGACCCATCTCTTGAAACCTTTTAATCTCGTGGTCATACCCCTTCAGTTGGAGTTCCGCCATCTTCTCCATCTTCTTGAGTTCAAACTCCATTGTTCTTTTGGACTTATAATGATCTGTGATAGCAGGAACAACCGAACTACCGAACCCAAGTATCGAACCAATTAAACCACTCAACATATGACCTCCTTATTTAGTCATCATTTCGCGAATCTTATCGTTACCTTTTCTACCTGTGTGATGGATAACAATAGGATCTTTTACGGCTATATTATCTATGTAGTCAATTCGTAACGTATTATATGTATGAGGTAGAGGATATATTTTACTCAACTTCTCTATAGGCGAGTACATGTAGTGCAGTACCTCTTGATCTCCTTGTTCTGGTGCGGACTCCGTACGTAACATCCATGACTCTAATACAAGGTTTCGGTCAGTCATCACCACGCCTGAATTGTACCAGTCGCCGTTTTGGGGTCGGCGCGTGGTCCAAGGACGATCTATCACCATACCTAATTTGCTGTGTTCAAAGTGTTGCCAAATAGAATCGATGTCGCCGTTTATCTGACAGTCAGTATCTAACCAACAAACCTTGAATCCGTCTTGTGTCGCGTTGTAGATTGCACGAGGTTTTTTGAACCAACCGTCCACTGGTGATTCTGTGTGCACAACATAGAACTTATTTTCATACATCGGATGTTCTTTAAGATTGGATACCATATCCTCCGACATACCAAAGTTTGCAATCATCAATGGAACATCGGACCACTGAAGAAAATTCTCCAGAAACCAAGGCAGTTGCCATTCGGTATTGCTGTCACATCCTGTTAAAAAATTTCGTCTATACATCTATCAACTCGTACTCATCACTATAGTTGTGTTTCGCAATCGTGCCTTTATGGTTTTGCACGGTAGAGAAACTATCATCGGCATATGCACAATACGGGTAGTATTCTTGTAGCCACCCGAATCTACTTATATGTAGGAATACATCAGCTGGACCCGCCTCGCGTCTCGCACGTTTTGTTAACAACTTCGCGCCCATCGGAGTAACGATATAGGCGTGACAGCCGGGGAAGTATGGTTTAGAAATCAGTGGACCCCAACCTAATGTCGCTGGCGTGTTAAACTTTCCAAACGAGGGTTGTCCTATGTTACCCACAAAGTTTGGTGGTGTCGCAGGCAATGGCGCAGTCATAATCGCATCATGTTCAAAGATTGCAATGGGTTCATTCAAACTCATAGATGTTTTCCACAATGTATAGTGCGAAAGAAAACAAGCAATGCAGTTGTCTCGTTTTGAATACTGGTCTTTAAACCTCTCTGTATTAACTATACCAGCGTTCTCACATATCTTGTCCACATCATTCTTCGGCGTGATCGCAGCCATCTTTTCAATAGTCAGTCCATATTTTTTGCCCGACTCGATACACCTTTCTGCAGATAATCGTGACTGTACATTACTATTGATTGTGATAACAAATGCTCTCATACGCACCCCGTAGACAAAAAAAAGACAGGTCGGTTTCCCTTCCTGTCTCTTATATAGTTTGGTGTTAAGTCTTACAGAGAAGCAACAAACTCGTCGATTTCTTCTGCTTGTTCTCTCGATAAGAACTCTTTGTGAATACCTACTCGATCCAAAAGACCCGGCGCTTTCACTTCACTGCGCAGTTCACGCACACCACATTCCTGTACAACCAAGTCAACGATGTCTAAAGACACTTCGCGTTTTGCTTGTCCAAATGTTGCAAGTTCCGGATTGTCTTGACGTGGAACCAATAGACTGACTAGTTTTGTCAAGAATACTTGTGGTTCTTCAACCAACTGTTCGTATGAGAATTCAAAATCATAGACTAGTTCGGATGATTCTTTTTCAAACGCCGCAACCAAATCAAACCCCAAAGAACTATCGCGAAACTCTTCCCACGAAACATCTGGTGCAAAAGTTTTCCAAGTCTGAACCATCGCGTCTTTATGATCACGAGTCATTCTAAAGAGATTGGCAGTGGCGGCTTTCGATAACCTTTCTAGACTAAGACCATCTGTAACTGGAGTGTGTCCCAGACTAGTCGCAAAAAGAGGTTTCCACATCCACTGGTGAGCAGTAGCAGATATCTCTAGATTGGTCAAATCTTTAGGTAGACTTTGATTAAAACGGACATACATCCCATACATATTCTGTGCAAAGTCTGCACCTGAACAGACACTGCCTACCATGTAGTGATCGTCCAGAGATACTATTGAGTATACTTCTTCCATCTTGGTATTATTCCTCGTTTTTGGGCTGCGTGATTAACACAATTAGATGAATGTATTTATACTAACTTTGCTCTTGATATATTGTCCAAAGTCCATAAAGTACACCCGCATATGCGCCTAGCGTAATAATAGACTCAAATAAAATGTAGCTAGCACACAGTGCGACGATAATCGCGCCGTCGTATGTGGTGCGTTCGCCTAGTCGTGACATCACCCACTGCTTTGCTAGTGATGCGTATACCGATACCGCTGAAAAATTAAACATAGTTAGTCCCTATAATCGTTAAGTGTAAAGTTTGTTCCGTGCATCTTCATAAGATCACGTTCATGATTGGTGTAGACTAGCACCTCTGGATCGTCAACCAAAAAATCACAGTCGCGACAGAAATCTGGATAGTCTCCCGTGCGATGTTGTTCGCGCAACTTCTCGTACTCTTCGCCGAAGAATACATCCAAGATGGACTCTTCTGAACAGTGACCCAACACAGCTTCTTCGTCTCGCCCTAATACTTGACAACAGGGATGCACCGCACCCGTCTTACCGTCAAGTCCCCCAGAGCGAATCACCACGTCTGGAGAGAATGGTCGACCACAAGTCTTTACTTGTCCCTGTCGTGCATTGTCTCCGATGTCCCATGCGCCAGACCAGTTATGCATCTTCCAGATTTCTGTCTTGACGCCCAACTCATCAACGAGTGCTTTGTACTTCTCTAGTTCTTCGTCGATGTTGTCGTTGTCGGTAATGAGGTGATATGTTGATACGACGCAGTCAGACCCCGACTCGTTCACATAGTCTACCATTTCTTGAATGTTGCGCTTGATCTGTGCGTAGTGACCACCCACAGCGTTGTACATCCACTTGGAATAGTCTTGTTCGTCCGCACCAATGAATGAGAAGCGATAGAAGTCTAGTCCCGCATCGACACAGTCGCGCATATACTGACCTTCCATCTTGAATCCGTTAGAGAAGATGAAAGCCTTTGCGCCGTACTTCTTGCACACCTTGATGTACTCAGGTAGGTTCTTAGCCATTGTAGCTTCGCCTGATCCATCTAGGTTGACTACATTCAGTCCGTGTTGAGCGCAGTCTGCGACATATCTTTCGAACTCATCAACCTTCATGATGCGTCGAAAGTCTCTGTGCCGTCCACCCTCGCGTAGGTCTTGCGGACACATCGAACACGAGTAGTTACATCCACCCGCGACTTCGATTACTGCACGGTCAATCTGAAATGTTTCTCTAGTCATTTCCATAGTACTGCTTCATCCTATTCTCATAGTCAACTGCTTTATTCTTTGTGTGACCTAACAGATCACTTGTATGTTCTATCCACCACCAGACGTTACGATCGTCATAGTGCGTCTCAGGATTCAACCTAAGTGCATTCGGTGTATGATATTTAGTCACGCCTTCACCAGAGATTACGGCGAGTGGTCGTGCGAAGTTCTTTGCGACGTAGTGCCAGATGCCGTCGTAGCAGATTACCATACGTGCGGTAGAGATAAGGTACATGGCTTCGGATGCGGGAGTGCGATACGACAATTCATGCATATCGAACCCCATCGCTTTGAAGTGTATGATTAGTTGTTCCCAGTCGTCGTTCTCGAATAGTCGCTTCCATGTGCGTGGTTTCTCGGCGTTCCATGTAGGACGCCAGTACACGATGCGTTTGGGATCATACTCTTGAAATGCGTCTTGTCGAAAGATCCAGTCGTTGTTCGGTGCTGGTGATCCTCGATCGTCGTTGTAGTACCCAGACTGAAACCAGAATCGGTTTTTCTGAGCGTGAGCGTTGACCGCTTTGACTCGATTGACTCCGTTCTCATTGACGACATCATCAGCATACTTCCAGTCACGGTAGCGACCGCCTGCATTAAAGATGTGGTGAATCTCTACGCGTTCTTGTTGATGATAGAAGTTGTGGATGTAGTCGCATCGCTCGATGATCGTCTCTGGATCTTCGAAGTGATGGAGATAGTCTTCACCGTGTTCCCAGTGAAGTTCTAGATTGATTTTACGGATATTGTGGTCTGCCGCATATTTGTGGCATGAGTTTAACGCCCACATGAAATCTCCGACGCCTGGCGTACCGCGCCAAGTTACGAGCTCGGATGGTTTCATTAGTTAGTCTTAAT